CATCTCCATTTCAGTAAAGATTTTACCTGTCCAATCGTTTTTACAATAAGATCTTTTCAGTTTAATTAAAGTAATACCACTGGGAGACACTTTACTTACAATACCAAACTGTTGGTAGCCTCCGGAGTATCCAGAATAAACTACCAAATCCCCTATCACAGCTTCTTGTCCTATTGAATCTTTCATGTTTTTTTTAAAATAAGAAACCCCAGGTTATTAGCCCGGGGTCAATGTTATACTTCTCTAATTCCATTCGGTATAGAAGAATTTTTAGTTGTATTTTTAGGTACATTCTTCTTTACACTAGGCTTCTTAGTGTCGACGTCAGATTCCGATTTATCGTCGGTACTTTTTAGTTGTTTGATCTCAACTTCTTTTTCTTCTAGAAGAGCTTTTAGCAGAGCAATTTCTAGCAGGGCTTGTTCAAGACTCTGAGCAGTTTCAGCTGCACGAATCTTGGCTTTTTGTTCTGGTGTTAGTTTCATTTAACTGTTAATTGTTTATCTGGTGTAGCTTTAGCTATCGAGATAATAAGTATACCATCTGTTAAGTCTAGCTCAATGTCATCCTGATTGTAATCATCATTATCAATATCTAAGGATATTTCTTTAGGAATAACCATTTCAAATAGATATTCTTTATCAGAATCCACCTCGACTATCAACGATCCATTCCTTACAAAAGCGTTTAAATCAGTTGGTTTGACCCCCGGTATCACTCGCTTCCATACAAAATGTGTTTTTGTTTCTGACTCAATCATAAGATCATCAACTGAAATCACTGACGAAGCTGTAACAATATTAGTAACAGCGGAATAGTCATAATACTGAGTAGTTGTAATACCTGGTCCTAGAACAGAATACGTGCCACTAGTTGTTCCTGTGGTAGTAAATAGATTTTCCATACTAATTCAATAACTTTTCGACATCTTCATTGGTGACTTCTTCACCTTGTATTATTTTTTTGGCCAACACAATAACATTATTCTTCAATTCAGGGTTTAATGTAAGTAGTGTTTTAAATGGTTCTTTATCAATAACTTGCTGAATCACTTGATATTCAAAAAACATATCATATAGTTCGACTGCTACAAATCCAATTTGACCATCGTCATTAACTGAAAATAATGCTGATTTTACTTTATCTGGTTCGTCGCCAGTATAACCAACCGCTTCTGCAATTTTCTTATACTCAGGATTATTCAGTTCGTAGTTGAGGAAATCCTCTAGTACTTGACGGAGTTCGTTCTTGATTTTTTCTGTTTTTTTCATTGTTGTGTACTATTTCTTCATATGTTAATAAAAGTTCATCGACAATAGGATCACGGAAATTTTCTGTCAACGATATTACAGCACATCTCTCAAGAATCTCTGCAGCCATGACTAAAGCTTCCAATCCACTTTTGCCTTCTATAATTCTTTGTCTTAAATCCCCGCAAAAGATCATTTTAGATCCTTTACCAATCCTAGTAAATAACATTTCAATTTCAAAATCATCCAGGTTCTGAGCCTCCGCTCATATCATATATTTCTATATGGACTGACTATATCTTAATTAATTCAATCTTATAACCAAGTAATTTGGCTTTTTTAGTGTTTAGTTTATGACCTAAGAATTTTTCAGCCTTTTGTTTAGAGGTAAAAGTAGTAACAATATTATCTTTGGTTAAAGTAACTTTATACTGATCACTTCTACCACAAATCTGAGAATCTAGTTTATCGGTCTTTTTAAATGACCATCTAAATCCACATGATGATTTACTTCTACCCTTTGCACATTCTCCTATGGTACCTTTAGTTGTTCCATAATATTTATTAGCTTCAACTAATGAATCCCATGAACGAATGTACGTACCATCTAATTCATACTGAAACACATGTTTTTTATGTGCATCAATACTACGACTTCTGCCTCTTACATCTTTATATACACCCTTACCACCACTATCAGTATTAACTAACGAGAAACCCCAGCTTTTAAATTGAGAAATCCAGTATTGTTCTATTAATTCCCAATCTTCTGTTTCGTCTAATAGTTCAATTATTGGAACCTGACCAGTTTCCAATACCACTGATTTAATCCAATTACACTTATGAGACATTTTATTCTTAGAATCCCATATATGTTGAGATAATCTTTGGTTAAGAGTTCCTGAAGTAACTCCAATGTATCTTACTTCTTTTGTGGTTGGATGCGATAAACTATACACTTTCATAACTATAATTTTATATAATTATAGTTAAATTTTGAATTAATTCCCCCCGTTTCGAGCACAAAATATGCCCTACTCTACTAAGTTACCTCTCGGCCTGTTCGATAGTCGATGAACTCACATCCATATGGATGCTTCGCTGCGTCGGTTGTCCAATCCTAAATCTTTTTACTATACCTTTGGAGTTACCCATTGCCACTAATCATGTTACCATATTAGTTTAGTAAGTTAGGCTATAAGGAGTTTCCCGCAATTAGAGGGGTTTAATGTCGACAAGGCTATTTATCGACAATAATTATCGAGTTTAAGAACGTTCTACCTTGAAGAAATGATAGCGGTACTATCTCTATTGTATTGTCTTTCATTAGAGAATCCAATTCTTCTTTACCTCTATCAAGAAATTGTAACATGTTATCGTAGATAGGCTGTAGCCATGGATTAAACTTCTCTTGAATATCGCCTGGCAGAAATCCAACATTATGATCCTTTCTCATTACTGTTGCCCTGGTTATTACTATTCGCTGAGTATCAGACTGTTTGACTTTAAATAGATTTAATTGCTCCAGGGCGTAACAAACTGCTAGATGCGTTTTTCCTGTTCCTGCACGTCCACTCAACACTGTGAGTGTCTTACTGTTAATTACTTTTTTAGCTGCAGCTTGTTCTTCAGTTAGATGTTCGTTGAACTTCTTGATTGGAGATTTCAATACCCGATTTGCCATAAATGTTAACTTAGATTATTATAAATCCATATTAACGATTATAGTTAAAATTAATCAATTACCTCGTCTATCGATACTATGATTGGTTTTATAACATTACCTATCGAATCTGTAGGTGAAAAATGGATTATTATAAACTGCAAAAAGCACCTCATCTTTTACACTTTCTTCATCTTCTGCCTCGATATTAATAGTTTTATTCAAACATGTATCTCCATGACATGGTACCCTAACAATAGTATTAACAGGAAATTTTATTTTAACTGAATATTGTTTCATAGTAGATTATACAATATGTAATCATCATCTTCCTCTACAGATAGTATTTCAACAGGACCGAATCCCAATCTGTTATTTTTGATATTAAATAAGACCTGATCGTGTGCAAACTCTTTATCAGATTCGTATACTAATACACTGTCCACTATATCAGTGGTAATACTTTTAAATGTTACTTTATAAGGAATCATTTTAACTTCATTTCCAGTAATATGTCATTTACCAAATCAGTAGATACATGAGATGGTAAGGAACTAGCTGCAAACTTAGCATCTAAAGAGGCTAATTTCTCTTCGGCCATATTCAATAAATAATCATATTCAAACTCTCCAGTTCGAATCTTGAGTAGAAATTCTCTGTCAGGGCGTACTACATTCAACATACCGGTGTCTGCCAGTTCAATACCCATATTTAGAAGCCTCATACAATGCATAAGATTCTTAGAATCGTAACCTTTTCCATGTTCCTGGTTCGTAGCGTATCTTACCGGATTTCTATTGGTTACCCAAGTTTGATAATTGTTATATTCCTTACAATGAGTAGTATATCCGTCCTGATTGAAATGGATAATTCCCATACAACCAACTTTAGCTACAGCTTCTGGAATAGACGTTAATCGTAGTTCGTTAGATGAGAGGTCAGTATTCACAATTCCTCTAGGCATCCAGTTGTTGATTATTTCTAAATCTTCAGGAATAAAACATCTATGCTGAGCAAATCTTTTATTATACAAAGCATATGATGTGGGGAAGTTGGCTACCTTAGCTAACCCAACATTTGCCTGATCGATATGGCATACCTGTAGAAGTTCTGATAACGGAGATACTCGTTCATTACCATGGTAGAAATAACAAAAATCTATTGGAGTTTTCCGTACTGTACATGGATTTACGATCATCTTCTTTTGACCACGAGCTTTTTGAATCTGGGCTGCTGCATATCCACCAAGACTATTTCTACATGCTTTAGTAAGAAATTTATCTCTGTGAATTAATAGAATATCAGCTTTAGAATTCTTACTTACTATTTTACCCTCTGGAGCGAACATTATCTCTAATATATTAGGATTAGCAGTGGCTGCAAGAGATAAAAATCGTGCTATCTCATAATGGACTTCATCGTTTGTATCATCGTTGATTTGTTTAGGAGCGCCGATCTTTAAGTATTCTGATAGCGGTAAATTAAATATACCTCTAGTGTCGGTATCTGATGACGGTAGATTTAACCCGTACATATGCGAACCAGCAACTACAGTTAAAATTCCATAGTCGCTGGTTTTTAATTGTTCTAAATTCATACTGAATACATTATCATTGAATTAGTAACTTGTTCGTACATTATAAAGTATCTGGTTCCGGAGGATCCTAATTTAAATCCATGGAACAACGAAGTACAGTCTCTATCACGCTCGAGATTAGTATCAAATATATGTTTATAACCTTCTTGATTAATATTACCCTTAGTAAATCTTAAGAACATATTAGATTCCCATAAAGCAATACTATAGTTGGGAGAAAAAGCCACAACCCTATCAGGAAATTTATTACCCTTACGACTTTCTTTACCATGATTTTTATGTAAATCTAACACTCCACTAAAAATTATAGCTTTACATTTATCTGATGATTTGATTCTCCTCTCTATAGCTGTCATATCTTCAACAATACTTAAAGGTCTAACAAAAGACATATCGATAGGAGGAGTATTAGCATCTTGTTGATACAGTATAAGCTTCTTGTTCAGATCAGCTATCTTATTATTTAGTTCATCAATTACCGATTGATCGGCGGGTTGTAGTGCTTTGATTGAGAGATCAGCTATATTGGCTTCTAATTGAGCTATAGCTTTTTCTCTTTTATTTAATCGTCGATATAATAATGAATTGTGTTCATCATTAACTTGAGTAGATAAATCAACCCACTGACCAATAGTAATCATATTTGCAGTAAGAGCGGATTGAAGACATTTCGTAACACGCTTAAAAATAATAGTCCTGGTTTTAAAATCTGGAAAATATGTTAGATCTTTAACTAATTTTCCTAAAGAGATATTATGTTTAATCGCCAGTTCAATAGCAGTTAAAATCTTAGCAGATAAGTGTACACTAGATTTTCTAGTTGCTTCTCTATATGATCTTTTTAATGTTCTAGATGCTGTTGCATATTCATCAAGTTCTTCAGTGATTGCTGTAGTTAATCCAGTGTATCCTTTTGTGAATAACTCCTCGATTTTCATATCACACCAAATATCGAATTCTTCACTCATCCATCGAGAAAATACCATTCTTAACTTTGGATGAATCCAGGTACCGCCGTTTGGTCCTGATTTGGTAACTATCAGATCCTCAACTGTTATAGTATTGTCCTCATTTTGCGGACAATTAACAGCACCCATATCAATGAGTTTTTGAGCCCTTGGCACTAAAGTTCTATTCTTAAAACTATCGAACGTTGATCGAGATTTACCAGCAGATTGATAAATCTCAGTTGCATTGATAAACAAATTACCATCAAAAGCAACGTCACACGAGAAATCACTTCCTGTATATTTATATTTCTGTATTTCCATATTTTATATGTCAATCCCGTAATCGGGAATAATGTTATTATGGAGTAGCTTCTGTATGTCAGGATTACCTACTTGTACACTCCAGAAAATTAAATTTAAGCCCACAGTATAGGTGTTTTACCCATCTTCATTAAGGCGCTATCACATTCAGAAAAACAAGCACTACCAGAGAACGGATTAGATCTGTTCAATGGAGATGGATGTCCAGATTTAATAATAACATGACTAGTGTTGGATATCTGATCAGCATATGCATGAGCATTACTACCCCATAATAACCATACTACTTTATCTTTACTATTAATAGCACTTATTACCGCTTTTGTAAATTTGCTCCATAATGGAATATGACTTCCTGCTTTTCCTTTTATTACACTATGTGCGGTATTAATAAGAAGTACTCCTTGTTTAGCCCACTCGTATAGTGAAGGATGAGGCGTTTCGCCATATAGAGATTTAACTTCGTTTAAAATAGCACGTAGTGATGGAGATATTTTCGTCACTGCCGGTTCGTTCGGAACACCATTACCAAACGCTAATCCATTAAATGAGTTATCATGATAAGGATCCTGACCTAACACACAGACCTTCAACGAGTTGTATGGCGTTTCTCTAAATGCCTGAAATAATAGACTACTTCCAGCCGGAGGTAATACATCAGGATTATCAAGACGCTCTTGTCTAAGACTGGTATTAATATCACTAATCAGACTAATTAGATTTTCCTGACCAATTATATCAATCCAGTCTTGAGTAAAATACTTTGTTAACATAGTTCGGATTAAAGACTTTCTAAGATATTATCCAAGACACTCTCAATGTCTAATAGACCTCTATCAGTAGATGGTCGTATGTTTAACTTTCGGTTTTTAATTACCTTACGAGCCTTTGTAATATTATTCTTCAGTAACTGGATAATATGTTTTTCATGGAACTGTTTACATGAAACTATAAAGTTCTCGGTATCAGATTTGTTACTAAAATAATGTCCACAATCTGTATATTGATGTACACTACTTACATCAACTTCTTCGATACTACCAAATCCACTATAATTTGCACTATACCCACCAAACCCATTTTTTGTTATTACGTAACTGACCCAGTACCATTCTCCAATCGGAACAGGAGCACCATTGGCCAACAAAACTCCATCCACATACGTACCAAAGTAATCATCAATAACCATATTATTTATATATTATTGTAGTCACCTCATAAGGAAACACTTCCCTAAAAATAGGAGCTTCAGGAATATTAACTTCAGTGAAATCTTTTTGATCGTCAATATTCACATCTTGGAAAAAGTTTGTTTTTAAAAACTTACCAGTGGATTTTTCTTTGACAACTAATTCAACTTCAACAATATTAAATTCTCCGCCAACAACTTCAGACTTAATATGATCGTAATCAGCATGAGTATCATTTACTATTCGCATTCTATCGGCGAAACTCAAATTATTCATTTCGTATAAATTTAAAAGATTAATACATTTATCTAACCATCCTTTCTGAAGACAATGAATACCTTTTACAAAGGATCGATTAAGTGATCTCACCACCATATTATCATCATCTAAATGCCATATAAAACCCTCAGCTTCTAGAAATGGCCTTTTTTCTTCGTAATTACAAAAGATGATTCTATTTCTAGGTATGTCAAGACTATCTGTAACTGAGAATAGATCTTCATTACCCCAATTATCATACATTTTATCTTCGCTAGCACACCTAGCAGTGCACACCCATACTTCAACTCCTAATTGAATCAAAGAATAAGCCAAACACTGCGCTTCTAAGGTACTTAACGTATGATCAAAATCAAAACTAACTCTCTTCATAATAAAAAATTAATATTACACCGCAGGGTTCCTGGTTTACCTATCTTGTACTATGACCCCTTTTCCAGTTAACTAGGCCTAACAGCTGAACTTATCGAGTTTTGATGTAATACTAAAACTACATACCCTCAAGTCTACGTTTGCTAATCACTTGCATGAATTCACCAGCAGACATAGGGGTAAAATTATTACCATCTACTCCAACATCGTGTTGAAATACACTTTGACCAGGTATCGGTTTCTTACTATGACAATGACCAAAGGCTTGATAAGCACCTTTATGACTATTATTCCAAGTAATAGATGGGAAATGATTCAATTCAATATCAATATAATCACTAGCATCCTCATGCATTGTAAATATTCTAATATCTAATCGAGTATGTACCTCCTCAAAGATGTTTTCTTTATCATTAGCCTTAATGACATCGTCATCGTGATTTCCGCGTATTAAGATTATTCTTCCATTTAGACGTTTACGTACGTCTATAATCTGTTGAATAGAACAGTTCATTGCAAAGTCTCCAACCACAAAGACTATTCCAGTCTTGGGTACCTTTGCATCCCAGTTAGCCACAATAGTATCGTTCATCTCTTGAACCGATTTAAAGGGCCTATCGCAGTACTTTATAATATTTTTATGCCAGAAGTGAGTATCTGACGTAAAGAATATCTCATGAGTACCTAATTTATAGTACTTGCGCATAGTTCAATAATGATTGTTTTATATCATACACTTCCCGCATAGATTGTATATGCTGATCTCTCTTACAAAGAGCCTGTAGAGATTCTATTGCAGATTCTACAGTATTTTGTATTGATAGAAGATGAAGTTTTAAAGATGTTTCAAAAGCTTGGTTTGCTAATTGTTCAGTTGTATAAAAATAACCCAAATAATATGGAGATAGTTTTCTACCTTTATAACCAGGGACATGTGTAATCGTTAAATCATCGCCTAAGATAATTTCCACAGGCTTTCGAAACGAAGTACACTTTAATGATTTACTTGAATACTTATAGGTATATGTCCAGAGATGTTCTCCAGGATTAACTATCCTATAAGTATTATCTACATATCTACTATTCATGTTTTACTTAATCGATTCAGCTGATGAATAAAAAGAATCTATTAACTCTTTATGTTCTGGTGTAGTGGTAACTGATGAACACCTGTTAATGGCTCTAGATGCCACATTAGCAGCATCTTTAACAATATACGATATTCTTCTAAGATGACCAGCCACCAATATTCTATAGTAATCCCAACATAAGTCAGATGTAGTGAATAAGTGACACCATTGTACAATATTACCTTTTGCATCTACTGGTTTACCACTATCATCTACAGTAAGTGATGATGGTACCAAATTAGAATTAACTCTAGTACCACTTCGCGAAACTTCATAATGACATCCCCACAGGACATCTCCAGGTTGTAATGAAGTACTAACAATTCCGTTAACTATTCTATTCATCGTTGTGTATGTAACGTTTGTAGAAATGTCGAATAGTGGATTCCCCAACCGGATTGGGCCGTAAACTGTCCCGTTTAATGCACTCATCTAAGTCAGCTTCTATTAATTTGAACTCTATTTCAGCCTCACACTCAACAGCTATTGCTGTTAAAGCAGCTATTGTTGCTAGATTAAGGTTAGTAGAATCCGATACAACATTGTACCCTAATTTAAGGGCTGAACGAGTATTATCGAATTCCCATTGAGATATCAATTTTTCCTGAGATGGTATCCAGTATTTTCCACGCATATTACGTAGATCATCGCGGTTAACTCTGACATAAGAAGTATCTTCTTCGATCAATTTCCTAGCGTAGGTGGTCTTTCCTGATGCAGGATTACGGTATCCCCTGTAGCACCAACAACTTAGGCTTAGGGGATACTATTTCTTTGTTTAAATCGTTTATCATTAATTATAAGTTTCAATATCTATTTTATTAGTGTCAAGATCTCTTGTCTCTTTATCTAAGAAACGAAAACTTTTCTGCTTAAATGCCTCAGCCAGAGGACCTTCGACCTTCACCACAACTCCTTCTTCTGGTACTTTATTAACACATAAATAACAGTCTTTCTCATTGTAAAGCTCTTTGATTTTAGCTAGTAAAAGATCTCTCCATTCATCGGTATCTTGACCATCCACATAAGGGACAAATTCCCAAGCATAGCCATAGAATTTCTCGATTACCGGAGTTAATCCACTAAGTTTACACCAGTCTTGTACCTGTTTAGCACTGAATTCGAATACTTGACCTTCGTTATTAGTGAAGGTGATTCGATACACATAGATCTTGTGTTCTCCGGGTTTACATCCATAATCCCATGACCCCTGAATGGAACCTCCACCAGGTAGATACCCAACAATTTCATAGTACAAAGTCATACCATTTAGCAAGTAAGATTTCAATTCTTCGCCAGCAATAGTCCAGATATCTTCTGAATAATAACCGCTTGGATTGGGATTTAAATCTCCGTTTTTAATCACTTTACGAGACGAATTGATGTAATCATACTCGTAAGTAAAAATCCTAGCTAATTTTAATCGTTTCAGTATTCTTTCAAACCATGTCAACTTACGTTTACATAGAACTTTGCTGCTAATACCACTTGTACCATGAACCTTATAGGTAATAGATATTAAACTATTCGGGGTAATCTTATGTAGATTTCTTCCTAGTTGGGCAGTGTCGTAATGGAATCTAAATTGATTTTCAATTATTTTTGACTCCACAGGTTTACGACCTTTACCTTTATTACCTGATCCAGGCTTTCCAGGAGTACGAGTTCCTTTTGGGATATACTTTCTACAAATTTCAATACCGTATAATTCATCAAACTCATCTCCAAGCTCAACCATATCAGTTATTTCACTAATACCTCTTTTAGCTGCTATATACTTCAGACTTTCAATAGGAATAAATAAACCATTAGACTGGTGACCTCTGAATTTAATACACTTAATACGTCCATTCTCTTCAAAATAACCTTTTTTGGTATTATCGGAATTGGTTGTAGTGTCTCTAAATAGATTATTGGATGATAGAAATTCATTATCTAGCTGAGTCTCAACTGGAAAGTACAATCCAATTGTTCCGATTTCAGTGTCTTTGCCTATAATAACATGACACCCACAGATCATGGTACCCACGACATTGTCACAGGTAGCCAATTCTATCTTATTTTTAATTTCAACTACTGTAGCACAGTAATTAATGTTCTTCGGTTCTTTATGTTTCATCTTCTTTAATAAAATTTAAAGCTTCGACTAGACCGGCTTCTAAAGCCTCTTCGTATGAAAAATTTATCATTTGGACCACCGGTTAAGTACTTAATACAAGTACTTTTAGAAAGATCAATTATAGAATACATAAACCCATATCCAAATTGATTAACAGTAATACTTACTTACCCAAGAATGACCATACTTTTTATAGTAGGTTAGTAGTCTAGCTGTGGTTAATGCTTCAGCTTTTTCAATAGATAATCGTGTCATTTTACAAAATGGGGTTGTCCTGGCCTTGCTTTCCAGTATAAATGTTTCCAGCCTGCCGGAATATAGTGACTAATACCTTTAGCATCGAGTACTCTATGTCCTCCGTTGGTTGGATTAACACTTACATAACAAGGATCAGAAATTAGTAATTGAGTACCGTTTTACCAATCATATACTCTATATTCTTCGGTTGTTACCTCAAAGAATGTATAACTACCATTATTGATTAATTCTATACTCATTTCTTAAATACTCTACCGAATAATTCGAATTGACCTTCTATCTTGTCATGCTGTTTTTGCATAACTTCTTCCATTGTAACTCCCCATTTGTTCATTATTTGAACTAGATAGAACAATGTGTCTCCGGCCTCGTCAACAAATTGGTCACGAAATGTAGTTCGTTTACCACATGCTATATCATTATCTACACTTTCAGCATATTGCGACATATCTAGATAAAACCTAAATTTTTTAACCACATTAGCCAATTCCCCTAACTCACCGGCCAGAGCATTCATTGTGAAAAAATCATCTCTATTAGCTAGAGTATGTTCTTCTACGTATTTTACAAAATCTTCTGTTACCATAATTAAAATTGAATAGATAATTGGTTACTACTGGATGATTGTTTTTTACCTATATTTACAGGAATACTACCAGCTACTCTACTGATATTGTAGATTGGACGTAATTCATTGATGTATTGTTGTTCAGTAGAAAGCAATTCATTACATCCACAGAATTCCAAAACTCTAAATACAAATGAATCTATTCCGATTTTATCCACTGCCCGTTGAAGTTCCCATGAATGATGAGTTCCCTTGTTTAACATTCTAACATGACTTTTAAATCTTCTATTAATATCAGAAGATGACCCAACATAACAATCACCTGTAATATTGTTTATAATAGCATACACACCTGATTTCATGGTAATTTATAGATATAGATTGTATCTGATACACCTCTTATAGTAGTTATTCTTATCTCCGGAACTAACGGCGATGATACTTTTATATAATGATCAATCCATAACCAGTCTATAAGTTCGTATATACCACATAATAGTCCTATACTAATAGCTCCTATTATCAATAAGAACCATATAAGTGGTCTTAAATCGATGCTCCATATACTAGTATAAATGCGAACTTTCCAACATATAACGATGTTGAATAAATCCTTTAAAGTTATTACACCAACCAAGACTGTTAGGATAAACCCATATACCTTCTATCGATGGATGTTTAATAGAGTTGGGAACCCTCATTGTAAGGATTTCTCCTTTTATAAATCTGTTGGATTCTGTTATAGACATAGCTCTAGCACAATGTTCGAATGGAGACATATGTTTATTTGCTAGTAGTCGATCGTATAGTTCTAGATCCTTCTTAAGATCTATCTCTTTATCAAAAGTCATATACGATAATCTAGCACACCTAGCAATAGCTATTTTAACCGCTAATTTAAGTTCAATCGCAGAAAAATCATATGTTACCATACAACCGCTATCAGAGTTACTGTTCTCTTCTAGTTTATTAGCATAATCACAAGCTAGTGTCCTAAGAGCTTTAGGATCAATCTGATCACCAAATGGAATATGCCATTCTCCATATGCAAGTGTTTTAGGAGAACTTGCTTTCATAGCATCCCACATAGCTTCAGCTAACACTTGCATATGAATCTCGGCTCCGGCCTGACTCATACTAAGCCAATCGGCTTCAGTCATTTGTTCCCAATCAGATGGAGTAGACCACCATCCCTCTACCGCTTTACGTAAGTCTTTACGACTCTTGTATGGAGTTTTGTTAGCATCGACTTTTATTGTATATTTCGGAGTTCTAAGATCAAAGAAGTTATCCCACTCGGTAGCAGTCACCAAAACGGTACACCATAAAAATGGTTCTAATAATCTATTACATAGTTGTTTAGTTAACCCTAAATTACTTGCGTAAGAAGACATCTTGATAGCCTCATTCCTAGCTTCTAACCAAACTTGAGTTAGATGGAATGGTATATCATCTTTAATTTCAGTGTCATTAGGTCTCACTAAGTCTTTTTCAGAGAAGTATTCGGTACCTTGCATTCCTGTATGATCTTTCTGCCATGCTATAGGTATAAATGGATCATCGGATACCGATTCCAGCATTTTATTAAATGGAATAGCCCTAGAACTAGCTGAATTTTTAGTAAATAACCTATGGGTATTCAGTTCGGCAAGTATGAATCTAGGAAATGTGACCAACATCGATGTTATTCTATCTCCTGATGGGCCTACTGAGTCAGCCACTATTGTTGCACTAATTTTCTTCATAGTTACATTTTAAATGGCGACAGTAGTAAATCACCACTGTCGCTCATTAATTTTATGCTTGACCACTCTTTGATAATAGAATACTTTCTTCATTAATTTTACCAGTATTCTGACTGTCTGCTGGCGCGATACCATCCACAGCGACATTTAGCGAGAATATAATAAAAGCATTGACTAAATCTTCTTTTTCAAATTTATTAAACGCGGGCCTGATTAAATCAACAGCATTTGGTATACTATTATCATTAGTGAGTTGGGCAGTAGTTAGTGCACCTATCAATTCTTTACGCATAGTGTCCAGAATCTCTGCTAGGATCTCTGGATTCTTAAATTTCTTACTCATAACAGTATATTTTTTTCTATAAAAGATAATAAAATCCGGTACATATCGTCCAGATCATAGTTATTTGTAATCACTAAATCAAAGTCTTTAAAATTGTCTAAAGCTGTCTCGGATTCATGATTGTCTGTAGATACTACAGAAGGTCTATTAACACGAATTATCAATCCATCGCGATCTTTAATAGCTTTAACTTCATTTGGAAAACGCATATCACTAATAAACCAATCCGGAAACTTGATGATGTCCTCAGATAATTCATTAGAAATGATAACACCTTTATAATCAGCCATTGTGGCATCCACCCAGGTATTATCGTTAAACTGTTTACGGAATAGATCAGTGCCTATAAACTGTAAAGCATCTCTATAGGTTCTTCTTTCTTGAATACAGTATCTACGATCGTAAAACATCATGCCATTAAATTCTGATAAATACCCATTATCATGAGATTGTTTAGCTTTGTTATACTTGTTAACCTCAATACTATCTGGTTTATCGAAATCTATACAATAAAACTTAGGGTTATATTTAGTATAGAAAGCCTCATCTTGAATAAATTTATTACCACAAGACGCATACGAACCTCTAACCCTTTTATTCCATTCAATAGGCATAAAAGAGTTCTTAAACTCATCATCTTCAAGCTGTTCTCGAGTACATCCGGTAAGCATGCATATGATATCTTTTAACTTATCTGCATACTTCTTGAACTTCCACCCTACATCGATTTCAATACTGTGATCTAGAACATAGTCTCTCATTGGAGGTAGTTGATCTTTACCTAATTTCTTAGATGCAATTATCCAGTTAAACATTCTAGTTACAGAATCCTTACCATGTTGTTTCTTACCACTTACCCCAATAATCATTGATTATTTTTCTGCTGTAGAGTTAAAATTCTTTTTTATCATCTCATCCATTTCAAACATTGCTTTAGTGGAGTCAAGATCATCCATTAATTTATCTACACCACCGACTTTCTCTATAACTTGTTTAGTGCTAATAAGAGTAGCAACAAACTCTAAATGACGAAAATTGTCATCGGACTGATCGTCAAGAAAATTCACTGATTTTTCCTTTACCATAATGGCTAAATCTTCTTTACTCATTGAATTAGCTATCAATGGTATCATTTTGAATATATCCATGTTAAATAATTATTAGTTTCCAGAACTACCAAATCCACCACTACCTCGTTCTGTTTCAGATAGAGTTTCTACTTCCTCGAATTCAATAGGAATTATTTCCTCGATATACATTTGAGCTACGCGGTCACCAACTTTATATGGAAACTCCGGATATTCAAAAATAACTTTTATAGGCTCATTAAGAACAAAGTTTCCGGGAGTGGTGTATCCACTGGTTGGAAACGCTCTAAATCTTACCTGATACTCACCTCGATAATCTGGATCTCCCAAACCAGGAGAATTCTGAATGTTCCACTGGGTTCCAGTTAAACTACTTCTTGGTACTATGGTAACTTTATGATTTACTGAAGGCTGCAAAGCAAATCCAAGTTTACAAATTACAAACCCAGGCTCTTTCTCAACGATTTCAGTAACCGTAACATCCCATCCTCCTGCCAATTCACTTCCGCGTTTAGGCAACTGGGCCTCCGGATGTAGTTTTTGAAACTGTACTTTCATACTATCTTGATAAATTTTATTTTGTACTTATTTAGGTATTGAACCAAAACATTGAATAAACTCTCTATTCGAGTATAATTCTTGACTAGAATCGCTTTGCCAGTACTCTTCGGTTTCCACATCCATAATAGTTAATTTACCAGCAAAACCAGCACCGGTATCCAGATTCCAGCAGTTGCATCTCTTCTCAGGCTTAAGCTGTCCGAGAGCAGTATGCCCTATGAAAACTTTATTATACTTCTTTGTACGATTAGCTGAGTGCCCATAATGATGAGATACTCCTAGAGCTGCCCACATAGCACGATCCCATATATAATGAGATGGTCTATCATGTCCCAGACCCTCTTTATTAGCCCATCCCCCATGAACATAAGCATTGTTCAGCTCATCAACATAATAATAATGAGCCCTATCGAAGTATTCGACTAGATGAGTTACCATAGCACCAGGACATTCTCTATAGGAATCTATAGTAGCCTGACCTCCTTGTTCAACCCACCGCAGTGGCTCAAGACCAAACTTTAACCAGTCACGAGTCCATTCATCATGATTTCCCATAATAGGAATCATATTAGGTATGTTCAGTAGCGTTTCAACACATTCTGCTACGTCGGGCCACCCATCGCATACGTCCCCTAATACAAACAAACGGTCCACCTCTTTATCAAAGGCAGACCGTTGCAGTACTTGTTTAAGGGCTTTAAGATTTCCGTGGATGTCTCCAACAGCGAATGTTCTCATTACCCTTTAATATTATCAACTATCTTATTTACAATAGAATCACAAGGATTCATAAGATGATCGATAGTCAATATAATTGCTGGAATCACTGCATATATGCAAGCAATCAGCAGAATAACACTTAAAACTTGTTTCATACTAAGTTCCTTCACATTGGTCTGGGTACTCTGTTGGAATAAAGAAACTCTTTACTTTTAGTATTCGGTGCGGGGGATAATGCTCAAACACAACATTGTTATTGTGTCTGTACCCTCCAACAACTATAGCTGATGCATGTTCTCTTACTTTTTCAGCCGAATCAACTTTATAAGAGAAGACTCTGCCATCATCTAGGTATACCCTGACAATAAACTCCTTTTTATCCACAGGCTCCATAACCACATTCTTTACATTGTTTACATCCACCTTCCATATGCATCTCAGATCCACAGTTAGGGCATGCTGATACACCACCATCAGTATCCGGTATGTATCTTTTCAATTGTCTTGCAATAACTTTACTGATATGAACTACAGACCCCTCAGACTTGTTTAGCTGTTCAACAACGAATTGTATAGCAGCACCATGCCTTAAAGCAGTAGAAATCAGTCTCATAACAAATCCCCATTCAGGAGTCTCAAACTTAGATGTGATATCTTCGATCAACAAATGCCCAGATGTGTCTAGTAAGTTATACACACCGCTTTTCTGTTTCCGTAAAATACCTGTCTCTATCTTTGAAGATAGTATTGTATCTCCTCGTTTAAAGGCCATAGCCTCGAATGGTTTACCATCGAATAGTCCAACTAGTACAATATATTTTTCACCAGAAATCGTTGGTTGAAAAATATCACTCTTCAGATCCTTAGGCCTTTTAGGAGCATCTCGTTGTTCAAACTTACTTGAATTGCTTCCTAATGAATTTAATACACCGATACGACTACCATCACGATAAATGGTTATACCTTTACAGCCTGATTTCCAGGCTTTCATGTAAAGATCTCCAACTACTTTCTCTGATGTAGTTGCAGGTAGATTTGTTGTATTACTAATTGAATGATCAATATACTTTTGTATTTGACCTATCATTTTGATTTTAACAACAGGATCGATATCTGCAGAGGATGACTTAGCATACGGAGATTCTGCAACTAGTGCGAATATCTCGTCATCTGGTAGGTTTTCAGGTATTATTTTAGGGTATTTGATTCCTATCCATTCCTTGAAATAAGGATGAAATACTGGAAATTCTTCCCACGAGTCACCTTGCTCATCTACAAAATCAATCTTTGAATGAGTATCATTAGGATTAACTTTACGACTGCGTTTGTATACAGGCATAAATACTGGCTCTATCCCGCTAGTCTGATTATTCATAATAATAGACATTGTACCAACTGGTGGAATCGTCAGCAATGCAATATTTCTACGAGGAATTCCATCTTTACCGATACGAGCTAAGAAAGGATTACCGCGTTCTAGAGATGCATTAAATACAGGAAATGTACCGCGTTTTACAGCCAGCTCATGAGAAGCTTCGTAGACTTTTTCTGCAAATTGTTTGTGAATTCCGATAAGAAAATCAGAGCTATACTCATTACCATACTGAATACCCAACATAGCTAACATATCTCCATGTCCTATGATAGATATACCAGCACGTCTACCCTTTTCAGTGTTAATGCGAATATTAGTCCACATATCTAACTCAGCCCATTTAGTGTCAATATTTTCTGGATCAGCTTTGATTTTATCAATTATTTGATTGATCTTTTTGATTTCAAGATCAATAATGTTATCCATCATATGAGTAACCATTGTGGCCATCTCAGCAAATAAATCATTATCAAACCTAGCAGAACTTTGAAATCTATCAATGACCATTTTAACTAAGTTAACTGATATCAATCGACAACTATCATAAGGACTTAAAGGAATTTCTCCCAATTATGTTAATACCACAACTGTGGTATGGTAGTGTATTTCTAACTACCTCTCTATGTTACCATAGAAGTTCAGACTATGTCATCACCCACATTATTGTGGGGCTTTTCGTTCAATATTTTATATTGAAATGAGGGTGTTATGAAAGAACGAATACCGGACATAAATTTCTGTACATCTTTACTACGAAGTCGTAGATAATAATACTTTCCATTCTTGTTAATATTCCATTCCAAATCCAGACAATCCTTTAAAGCCTTCTTAAGCAATAACAAATCACCATACGATAACCTCTTCAAATTCAAAGTTACATCGTATGCCGGTTTAATCATACCAATCGAAGGTCTGAAATCTGTCTTTAGAGATCCATCAGACATATATAAAAACGATAACGCTTCATAATCCAATAACTTAAGCGCATGGTTATCAATACTTTTATACTTATCTACATAGATTCGATCTCTCATTGTGGTGAAAAACGGATGAGACTTGGTACCTAGTCGTAGTTGATTTTGTCTAGACTCATCCTTAACCACTGATACAACTGTAGTCGATGTAATATTCTCTAGAATATCTCTACACAGTACAATATAGTCTAGGTTCTTCTCCACCATATTCATAATAAATGAGTGTTCCTTTCCTTGAGGGTACACTCCACCATCTCCCATTATCATAAAGGAGACAAGCTTAGTTAGCTCTTTCTTATCGGTGATTTTTCTCATTTTGTAAAATATTATAGTCGTTACACAACCCATAACGGGTTAGCACGGCGTTTTCCTAAACCAGGATGTTCGCCGTTTTTAGAAAAGTTTGCAATATCCATTACTGAATATTGGTGCAATGAAATTTACACGGGTTGGTGGACACTGTTGTAAACCCACTTTTCCAGTAGCAATCCGGAACAGATTCACGAATAATAGTGTCCCAAAATAATGCACCAGGTTCAGCAGATAACCAGTTAGCTTTAATTAAAGCATTCCATACAGGTTTAGCTTTAACTCTACGAGCATAGACAACTTTAGAATTTATAATCAACTTAGATAAAGACCCGTCTATAGGAAGAGTGGCCTCGTCAATAAGATCGGTATCTGTCTGAACAGGAAATACTTGAGTATAATAACCATCAGCATCTACAGCCTGCATAAACTTATCTGATACTCTAACAGAAACATTTGCACCAGTAACTTTACCGGTATCCAGTTTCATGTTTATAAACTCCAATACATCAGGATGATTAACGTGTATTGACAGCATAAGTGCGCCCCGACGACCGTCCTGCGCAACTTCTCTGGAACTATTACTGAATCTTTCACAGAATGATACTACACCAGAACTAGTTCCAGCACTGTTGCTTACTGAGGTAGTTTTTGGTCGAAGATGACTAACATCTGTACCAACACCACCTCTACGTTTAGCAATTTGTACTATCTCTTGGTCAGTTTTTAAAATTGATCCATAACTATCTTCATCGTTACCAGATATCACAAAACAGTTACCTAATGATGTCACCGAATACGGATTGGCTATACCATACAAAGATGACCCACCTGGACTAATTATTTGTTCAGATAAAACCTTATAATACTGATCTTCTGTATAAGTAGTATCTCCATAGGCGAGATCCACAGAATGAATCTCTTTTGCAATTGCACGGAATCTATCCAAAGGGGAAGACTCCACAAACTCGCCTTCTTTGTTTTTTAAACAATACTTGTTCATCCATACTTTAGTGGCTAATTCATCTCCACCAAAGAATTTTAAACAATTTTTCTTTACTTCTTCACCTGTAAATACAGTCATTTTCAACTGATTAACTAAATTATAAATAAATTTTTATTACCATTTATATTAGTTAAATTTATCTTAAAAACTGAGATAGTAAAGCTCAATTAATGTTAATTTATTAAATTAATAGCAGGAAACAGTTTTAGTAAAAATTGCTTCTCTGGACTATCAGATGACGGGCTAATAGTGAATCTATAATTAAGTTCCTTAGCAGGATCCTCATCATCCATCGATACATCCATTTGTAAAATTCCAAAATCATCAAATAGAGATTTAAGAAGAATTTCCAGAGCATCTAACTGATCTTTCGATGTAAGTATTAGTTTGATATCCCTTTTATAAGTAGACCAATCTACATTCAAATCCTTGGTAACTTCTAAAGAATCTATTAGAAAATTAATTGTATTGATATTGGTGGTATCGGATATTTTGATACGTGCGTATATCATAAAAATTGTTGTTAAGATTATAAAGTGTTTTAACTAACCTTAACTTTACACAGAAGTGTCACCTTCTGGAGTAATTAACTTTAATAAATCCAACAACTCAACGGCTTCCTCTAACGAGAAAACAATATAACCTTTATAGTTTTTTAACTTGAAGAGTTTCCATCTCAGTTTAAATAACTCATCAGCATATCCTTTTACTTCAAGATAGCAGTCATAGTCAGGTAAAAAGAAATCAGGAGTATATCCTATTTTTCTTTGTGAAATGGTTTTTAATTCACCATCTTTAAATTCGGTAGTCTTTATACCATCAAACAAATTAATACTTGGTTGATATAGAAAAGCTATACCTTCATCGGTTAAATACTTCCAGACTTTAAACTCAGGCATACTGTCAAATACTAACTTACCCGGATTCTCTTCTCTATATTTGGCTTCAGAACCATTGATATATTTACCCTCTTCAGTAACTTTTTTAACAACTACCCTTCCTTGATATCTAGTCATTGTTATCTGGAATAATTATTACCTTAGATTTGATTAATGTTTTAGTAACAGATGAAGCATTAATCATAGCATTGATAGCCACCAAAGCTGGATCAATGATACCAAGAGTAAATGCATCTCCTATTTCAAGAGAGTCAATATCGAGAACAGTAGTTTCGCTATCTGAAAATCTAGGATCATCAGCATATTTACTCCAATCAATACCAGCATTGCTGCATAACATTTGAACAGGAGCTACACAGGCATTAACTACTATCGACAAAGCAGATTTAGCATCAAAAGACATATCATCGCGAACCTTACTTTTCATGAATTGTCCAGCATAGTATAAAGCCATTCCACCTCCAGGTAAAACTCCTCCATTTACAGCTGCTGATACAGCACAAACAGCGTCATCAACCCTATCCTTCTTCTCAATAACCTCAGCTTGAGTGGCTCCACCAACTTTTATAGTTGCAACACTTGAATACTTAGATAATCTACGTTTTAAGTGAGTACCGGGAGCAGAGTTGGCATCTAATCGCACTTCGTTATAAGCGATTTTTAGCTCTTTTACAAGCTTCTCTACTTCTGGTGTTATCTTGTCTTCAAATGGAAATAATATCAACTCATTAGGTCCAATAATGGCTTTCTCGACCAGTCCATTGTGAATCACAGAATAATCCCGTACTAATGTCGAGGTGCTTCCATCTATACTAAGAATAGTAGCGCCGGTTATACTGGCTATATCTCGTAGAATTTCTAATCTATAAGAAGAAAATCCCTCGGCTTCCGCTAATGTTATATCTGCAAAAGATCTAGACCTATTAATATCCACAACACGTTGAACATCAGCAGAGAATTCTTTAGCTATAACTATATAAGGTTGTTTGCTTACGCTAGCTTGCCTAAGAACCTGCTCTATTTGATAAATATCCGATACTGGACCCTCTATTAATACTATATTAACATCAGTCTTCTCCGATTTAGTTTTAGTATACACTTTGGTATCTAAAGAAGCACCATTGGTTATAATAACCTCGGATACTAAATTATCAGTAGTTTCCACATTTATGATTCCATCCACACCAGCAGACTTAACAGCTTTATTTACAAGCTCTATAACTTCTTGATCATTATTACTTGAAATAGTAATAATAGAATGTAATAAATCCGAGTCTTTGTTAATAATAGTTTTCGTATCTTCTAGATACTCAACAACATCACTAATAGCCTCATCGAAGAATTCCAGAAACGCTTTTGTAGAATCACATATATTTAGAGCGGTCAGACCATCTATTACCATATTCTTAACCAATAAAGTAGAGGTAGTGGTACCATCACCTACAGCTATAGCGGTTTTACGTGCAGATTCTTTAATCAACGATATAATTGCTTGTTTGGTGGCATCAGCATATTTAATACTTTCACTCACAGTGACGCCATCTTTGGTGACATGAGGAATATCCCCATCACCATTAGCTATTATCACTGTACGTCCTCCTGGACCCAAAGTACTACAAACCGCATCACAAAACTCTCGTACTGTTTCAATTACAATATCAGCAGAGTTCTTTATTATTTGTTTAGATTCCATATTAGTCAGGTCTATTAATATCTATTACAACAGGAAATCGTAATTTTCCTTCATCAGTAAACCCAAAGTAACGAACAGTTGCTTTAAGGCCAACATAATCTTCAGCTCTATCGAGAAGATGTTTAAAATAACTTCTATTCCCCCTAATTCCACAGCCAACCATAGCCCCATTAACATCAACATCAATAGCACCAGCCATGTTACCACGATTACCCTTACCAGGGAGTATCGCTTTGATGATATATTCAGCATCGTCAAATAATTTGATTTTTATCAAACATACCGATCTTTTATTCACATACTTACTATCAGGAATTCTGGCTATACTACCTTCATAACCATCCTCTAGATTTTTATCTAGTATTCGATTGTATTCGGCTATCGAAGACACCAATATCCATTCTACAACATATACTTTAGGTATATTTGCAGACTTAAGATTGTTATCCAACCACTGCTTTCTTTCTAAAGCTGTCATATCCGGATTAGATGAGTCATGCATATCATAAACATGATATTCAGCCACTTTCAGCATTTCCTCTAACTCTTCTGAATTAGGCTTTTCTTTCCTAAATAGTTTCATTAAAGTCTGAAAATCAGCATGATATTCATGATTATATAACTCACCATCTAAAGTAACTGTTGGATACTGTTTAAAGAATTCGGTTAAATTATTTTTAATTTCCACAGAAGCGGTAATAGATTTTCCTTTTCTGGAATGTATAATTATAGGCTGACTAACCATACGCATACCATCAAGTTTTGGATCAAGAATTACCTCGACCCCATCTTTCATTTCCCACTTAGCATCAATGGCCTTTTCAGCTAGCATAGGAGAGAAATATTTATGTCTGGTAGCTATGACCTCTTCTATATCATAAGAATAGTGCTCGCTGGAAATCTTTTTAGTATATTTTGCAGTAACCTCAGCTACAGACTGCTGCTCCGCGGTAGTAACATTGCTTCTCCCCACATTCTTAGGCTCACATCTAGTCCACTCAGTGGTAACCTTAGCACCGTCGATTAGACCGGTAATAGTTCGATAAGAACCTCCAGATATTTCCATCTGAAAAGTTCTTATCTTACCTTTTGAATCCTGTTTATATAAAATAGGTTCAAGATTATTAGACAAACTGTCCATAATTAATAGGTGTATCAGTTATCATAGGTAATCCATCTCTTTCTGTTATTAATAACCATCCAGAAGTAGAACCTAGTCCTAATCTATCGGCGTAGTCATCTGTTGGTGCAAACGCCGGGCAGTGCATCTTACGATAACCAGCTGCATCGTCTTCTTTACCAATGATACGAGAATGATAATGACCTTCTAGAATAAGATTAAACATATCTTGTTTACCGTATTTCCATACTATCTTATCTGCTGATTTTTTATCAAGACCTTGATCGCCATGAAGAGTAATGAATTGTAAGTTACCATTACTGAATACTGTTCTATGGCTGGTGTGAGTAACTTCTATATCAGGCATACTATTACCTAGCATATAGAATAATAGTTTAGAGCCTTCGTTGGAATCTTCTAGTTCTTTATCCGGTTGTAACCGATCATGATTCATTTATAATTTCGAGTTAAGACTTTACTAACTCTTCCTAAAGTTTCCTCTAGGGATCGGACTATATCTTACTATTTAGTTGAAAGACCAGGTAAAACCACCATGGCTCTTTCTTTTTCCATTACAACAATTACTAATTTTTGATTTTAATAACCCCAATTCTGATGCTGCTATCTGTCCGGATTCCCATGTTTTTATAAATATTCCATCCATTGTAGATTGAATAACTTTAGTATTAACATTAGGTTGCCTTTTAGATTTAGCAATACCTATATTTGTATCATAGGCATATCTCCATTGGTATCCATACGCTTTATATCCTTTCTGTAGTCTCGCAGCCCTATGAATAATAGCATCATTGCCATTTACATAACTAGCGGCAGAAACCACACTATCAAAATATCTGATAAAATTACCTTCTAATGTAAACTGAAATACAGCTCTACGTTCAACAGTAATATAATCATCTAAGGATGTACGAATATTCAAAAGATTAACTCCTAGGGATGTTAGATATTCAATCCACCACACTTCCCACCATTCTGGAGATAAACTTACTTCATCAATTAGTATTATTGTCGGGAGTACTCC